CAGCCCTGCGCTAGTGTTCCCGAATAAATTAGGGCATTGGGAATACGCACGGATGGTAGGTCTCAGCCACAAAGATTTGAAAAGCATGTACGGCTTTGTCGTTAGATACCATGACGGCTACTGTCTCGGTATTGCGGATGAAGAACTTACTCCGCAACAGATTGCGGACGATTTCACTGAAACGGACATGATGAACATTGCCTTCCTTGACGGTGGTGGAAGCGCACAGTTCGGTAGATGGGAGAACGATTGAGATGAGTTTCAAGTATGTAAAAGAAGGTGACAAAAGACCTATCGCATCGGTTGTGGTTTGCGGAAGAATACCGTCTACCCACGAAGACCCTGAACTGCCACCTGTAGAAGAACCACAGATTCCTTCAGAACCTATCGAAACCCCGTCTACAAACCCCGAAACGGGAGAAAGCGAGGAAATACCTATGGAACAGGAAAAGCCTGTAGAAACCCCCGAAATGACACCCGTGGAAGGGTGGACAGATCCCGAACCTACACCGAATGACCATATCATCCTTCAGCGCATTGCTTCGCTCATGTCAGTAAAGTCTATTATCACAATCTTCCTGACGGTAGTATTCGGCATGCTCGTGCTGCGTGGCGATGATTTGCCGGATAAATTCGTCAGCATCTACACAATGTGCATCAGTTTCTTCTTCGGCTATCAGTTTAAGAAAGCGGAAGGGGGTGGTGATAAATGACGGAAATCACTTGGGTCGCAGTAGTAGGTGTTCTGCTCTTGGCATCGCAAATCCTCAATCTGATTAATTCGACAGCGACAGTTAAGAAGAACGCAAACGCTCCGCTGGAAGCAGTGAAAACGGACGTTCAGAGAAACAAAGAGGACATTGGCGAAATGAAACACGTACTCTTAGATGTCAGAAAAGACATCGACCACGCACACGCTAAGATCAGAGAAACCGAGTCAAAGCTGGAGAAAACAACCAAGGCGCAGAGTAAAGCGTTCCTTGCACTCCTGCTCTGGGCAAAGTCCGGTGGGCAGGATTCCAGCAAGATTGATGACGCAATCAACGAGATATCAGACCTTTAAATTCAACGCTCCAACACCCTCATCCTCCGGGGTGTATGCACATCTCTCTCTGGGCGCAGGTTTTCTCCTTTTATCTTTTTCCTGCGCCCGCAAAAATATACTTGTGAAATACTCACAAGTTGATATAATGATCTTGCCGAAGTCATACGGCATATCAAATCCCTACGAACCAAGAAGTAGACAGACGGCATGATGTCCTTTCTAGTAAAAACGAGCGCAAAGACCTCCTTTCCCACAGTCTCTCAGCGTTCGTTTTTACTTTGTATATTCGTATTTTTTTAAAATTCTCTGGGCTTAAAATTGGACTTATTTTTTTGAAATCCATGCATTTTTAAGAACGGTTAAAACGGATTAACGCACATATACCGCATGAATAAAAGGGGTACAACACCTATTAGGCATCTCCCCTCATCTGCTCTAACCGCTTAACCAAGCGGTTTTTTTAACGTTTGGACTTAATTTGGACTTATTTGTGTACTTTTCGCAGGACTTCCAGCATCTGGTCTTCCGATTCCCGCATCAGGTGCGCATAGGTTTCCAGCGTCTGTGTAATGGTGGCGTGACCAAGTCTTTTTGAGACGGCAATTATATTCACCCCGTTATTCAGAAGCAGGGACGCGTGGCTATGCCGAAGATCATGAACCCTGATTGGAGATACCCCTGACTTTTTGATTGCCTTTTTGAACTCACGGTTGATTGTCGTGATTCCAATAGGGGAGACCTTGCCGAAGATATACGGGTCGGCTGCCTGTATCCACGGTTCCAGCACCTGCATTGTCTTCTCATCCAGAGTGATCGTGCGTTCGGAAGAATCTGTCTTCAGGGGCAGGAATCCGTTTTTGAAATGCTTCATGCTTCGGTAGATGTGCACCCGGTTTCCCGTGAAACAGTCCTTTGTAAGAGCAATGCCTTCTCCGCGCCTGCATCCGCTCCAGAACAGGAATGTAAAGTAAGCTTTGACCACAGGGTTTTCTATGGCATCCGCGAACCGCTGGAACTCTTCCGGTGTCCAGACTTTCATTTCGGTCTTGTCTTCCTTCGACAGTTTGAATGACTTCAGGACGGAGCCTTTGTTTACACCCCCGTATACGGTCGTATAGAAGGCGAAAACGCTTCGGACGTAACGCAATCCATTGTTGAGCGTTCGGGTGGCTAATCGGCTCGATTTAAGCCCATTTCGCCAATCCACAAGACTTGCCTTCGAGATATCCTCTATCGGCTTGTCTGCGAAGTCGGCAAAGTACATACGAACCCACATTTCCTTCTTCCTGCGGGTATCTTCGGAACTGTCGTTATTGTCGAGCATCTTTTCCAATATCTCCCAGAAGGTTGCAGATGTTCTGACGGTCTTTTTATCGAGTATCTGCTGTGATTCCCACTGAACCGCTTCTCGTTTTGTTTTGAATCCGCGTTTCTTTATTTGCTTGCGAACACCCCTGACAGGGTCCTCGCTGTAAAATCTGACGGTATATGTACCGTTATCGTCTTTGTATATAGGCATGATGTATTTTTTCTTTCCTTTTCTATCAAATTTCTGATAAGATAACTTTGTGGGAATAAGGGGTTCGTCATGGTTCCCCTGTTCCTTCCTTTCTTAAAAGCGTAATGGGAGTGGTTACCCGTTACGCATTTTTTGTTTCTCCAGCCCCAGCAGATATGCAATCAGGCGTTTCTTCTCGTCATCGGCTGCGCGATACCGCTCGATCAGTATCCGCTCGTCATCTTTAATGGTTGCGGCGAAATCTGCTTCTTCCTTGGTGCGCATTCTCCAGCCCGGATCATCCACAAGACCGAGAAGGTATGCTTCCGATGTGTTGAGAGCGCGGGCAAAAATTGTGATCTTATCTTGCGATAATCCGCGTGATGACTTTTCAATTTTGTTAATGGTGGAGCGGTCTGTGTAACCCGTTTTTAAAGCTAGTTCTTCTTGTGTTATGCGGAGTTGTAGCCGCCTAGCACGAATCCTTTCTCCGATATTATTGCCTGTCATATTTATCACCCTGTCTGTATTAGCAATATAAAAGGCAATTTCCGAGATGTCAACAAATGAAGAAAAGGTGCTTTTCTGTTGTTGACAATGTGCCAATCTTGGTTTATATTAACTGTGTTGTTGGCAAAAGAGCAACAGAAAGGAGAGTTGGATGACAGATAAGAACCTACTCATGTCAGCGATGGCAGCCAAGGGATACAACGGTTCTGCCCTTGCAAAAAAACTCGAACTAAGCAGGGTGTCGTTTAGTTACAAACTCAACAGCAAACGACCGTTCACGACCGAAGAGATTGGCAAGATCTATGAACTGTTAGAACTAACGCCAGAACAGACAATGATGATTTTTTTTGGGAAGTAATGTTGGCATAATGCCATCAAACGAAAGGAAGTAGGAGAATGTCCAAAAGAAAAAAGACAATTCATGAAATCGCAACCTCGTTCCACGTAAACCTGAGCGAGATTGCACGGCTGTTCGGCTGCGGAGCAGCAATGGCGAACAAGATCTTCGTCCGGGCACGCGCTATCGAGTGGGAAGAACTGCACGAGAACTACCTCGACAGCAATAAAGTCCGATTAACAACGGTATTGAAGGTCATGGGAATCTCGGAAGAGGAATTCCAGCGGAAGATCGCATCAAGGGAGAGCGAGTGAGACTCACTCGGATTAAGAAAGGAAGGCTTAAACCACATGTTCAAGTTCATGGACGAAATTTTCGATTACACGGTAGACGAATGGCAGGAAACGTACCCGTATTACTTCTTCGCAATGCTCACAGGAGCCATGCTGGCAGTAATCCTCTACCTCATTGTCGTAGCGATTTAAGAAAGGAAGAACCACAGGAAATGGAGAGAAGTGTATTTGGAATCACCGACCGCTGGCAGACAGCGATCACTCTCACGGAAAACACAAGAGGACTGAAGAAGCTTGTCCGGGAGTGGAACAACTCCTTCGGAGAGGATGAGAACCACAACGTTTACATCATCAGCGGAAGCAAGGGCTACCGCCTGACAAGAGACATGACAGAGATCATGCAGTCAATCGAGAAGGAAGAACGCCTTGCGCGGATCCGGTTCTCACAGGCGCACAAACGGCGCAAGAGAGCACGGGACTTCTTCTCTAAGAATGAGAGGTTGCCGTTATGAGCAGACCGAAGAAGGCGACATACGTTCTTACAAAGGAACGTCTCATCAACGTCCGCGAGGACATTGAAAACCGCACGAACTATATCGGCGGTTCTGATATCGGAACAATCATGGGAGTCAACCCGTGGAAGTCACCCTACACATTGTGGGCTGAGAAGACAGGTCTGATCCAGCCGGAAGACCTCTCGGATAACGATGCGGTCTGGTTCGGCACAAAGGAAGAAGACATCATCGCTGAACGGTTCACGATGAAGACCGGACTGAAGGTTCGCAAGTCGAATTATGCATACGGCTGCCTTGAATTCCCGTTCCTGAAGGGACATGTCGATAGACTCGCGTCCAAAGGCAAGTGGGGGCTGGAAATCAAGACCACATCGAGCTGGAACAAGACGAAATATGACGAGGGCGAAGTCCCTGAATCCCATTGGTGGCAGTGTCAGTTCTACATGTTTGTGACCGGATACAACCCGTGGTACCTCGCGACAAAGCGCGACAACAGGTTCTACATCACAAAGATTGCACGCGATGACGAAGCAATCACCCGAATGCTGATCACCTGCAGAGAGTTCTGGGAACACATCCAGAGCGGAGAACCTGTCGAGATTGACGGTTCCGATTCCACAAAGGACACGTTGGAAAAGATGTACCCGGAAGACCATCAGGGCGAAGTCGTAGACCTTGAAAAGCAGGAAGACACACTGCTTGCCCTGCTTGAAATCGGGTCTCAGGAGAAGAACCTGAAAGACCTGAAGACGAAATATCAGAACGAAATCAAAGCGGTTCTCGGAGATGCCGAGCGCGGTGAAACAGGACAGTTCATTGTTTCTTGGAAGGCAAACGCAAAAGGATCCCGCGTGTTCCGCATGCAGGAGAAGCCGTTATGAAAAACGGAAGAAGCATATCCGGGTTCCAAGCATACATCGTAATTGCACATCTTGCACATCAGATGGGAATGACTCCCGTGGAGTGCTTTAAAGACATCGAAGAAAAATACAGGAAGGTCACAGAGGTAATTAAAAATGACAGAAATCAAGGAAGCGAAGAAGCCGGAAACGGCAGTAGCGAAAGCAACAAATAACTCCGTAGAGAAGGCAGCACAGAAGACCGCAAAGCTGACATTCAGCGCATACATGAATGCGGACAACGTTCAGAACGCGATTAAGAACACGTTGCAGACAACAGCACGCACGCAGACATTCACCAGTTCCCTTATCAGCGCATACAGCACAAACCCTGCACTCAGAACGTGTGAGATGAGTTCGGTTGTATCCTCTGCGCTTCTCGGTGAAAGCCTGAACCTGTCGCCCTCGCCCCAGCTTGGACATTATTATATGTTGCCGTTCAACGACACCAAGTCCGGCACTACAAAGGCTACCTTTGTTCTGGGGTGGAAGGGCTACTATCAGTTGGCTCTCCGTTCCGGTCAGTACAAGAACATCGAAGCGGTCGCGATCAAGGAAGGCGAACTGAAATCATACAACCCGATTACAGGTTCAGTTGAACTTGAACCGATTGAAGACCCGCGCGAACGTGAGAAGGCAAAGACCATCGGTTACTATGCGTACTTCGAGCTGCTGAACGGATTCAAAAAGGAAATGTATTGGAGCAAGGAGCGCATGGAAGAGCACGCTTCTAAATACTCCAAGGGATACAAAGCCCACAAGGGATACACCTTCTGGGAGAAGGACTTCGACCTGATGGCTATTAAGACAATGTACCGTCAGCTCATCGGCAAGTACGGAATCATGTCCATCGAGATGCAGAGAGCATACGTTGCAGACGGCGCAGCCAACCCGATCAGCGTAGACGGAGAGGATGCGGAACCCGTTTACTTCGATTCACCTGATACGCTCGATGCTGACTTCTCTGCCGTTGACGATGAAACGGGAGAGGTTGCACCGTGAGCAAGATCATTGACATTACTGGTCAGAGGTTCGGAAGACTTGTAGTCATTGGGAGAGTCCCTAACAAAACGGGAAGACGGGAAACGTTGTGGCGGTGCAAGTGTGATTGTGGGAATGAAACGGTAGTTGCCAAAGGTCACTTAACAACCGGGCATACACAGAGTTGTGGTTGTTATTTGAAGGAACGTAGCCATGACAAACGTCCATCGGTTTCGAAACACTATCTGTGCAAGACAAGAATATATCGGATATGGGGCGGGATGATGGATAGAACAACCAATCCTAACTCACGTTCTTATAAAAATTACATGGGCAGAGGTATAGACATTTGCGATGAATGGAAAGAGTTCAATAACTTCAAAGATTGGGCTTTCTCGCACGGATACGCAGACAATCTGTCAATTGACAGGATAGACGTGAACGGAAATTACGAGCCTACAAACTGCAGGTGGGTTGATAACAGAACACAGTCAAGGAATAAACGTGGAACCCTTTATGCCACAAGAAAAGGTGAGACAAAGCCGCTGATTGATTGGTGTGAAATCGAGGGAATCAACTACAACAGAGTTCACCAAAGAATAACAGCGGGCTGGACAGTTGAGGAAGCGTTGTCAACTCCAGCAGGGGGTAAGAGACATGGATAAACCGTACATCCTCGCAGTCGATCCGGGAAACGTGCAGAGCGCATTCTGTCTCGTTTCCCCAGACCTGCGCCCGCTAGCATTTGAGAAGTGCAGGAACCGGATGTCGAAGGAAGAACAGAAGGAACTTATTGAGAGCACGGGGAACCCTGACGTTTCGCGGGAAATCTTCTTCGAAGCGTTCAAGG